AGATTGTAATCAGCAGGGTAGTGAACCGCCATATAGGAAGAAGTTTTACCGCCTGATAAACTGTTTACTGTTATCATGCTACTTTCATTTTTGCCGCCATGTCATCCATTGACTGTTGTAAAACTTTCAAATCAGATTTGCCATCATAGCGTTTTAATGTCTTATAGGACTTAATGCCCGCTATGTTCATGACAATCTTGTGCGGTAAATATTGGAGGGCTAACGTGATAAATGTTTTTCTTCCGGTATGAGTGCTGATAAAATTATGCTTTGGGCCTTCAGTAATGACTTCCTTGCCGCCTATCCATTGGACTTTTTTTGTCCATTGGTTAATGCCTGCTTTCTCGCATACTGTTTTTAAATGCTTGTTGATCTTCTGCTCACTGATGACCGGCATCTTATAATTGTACTTTGAAAGGATGTAAAGGAACTGTGAGCAATACCCGTTTAAGGGTATCTGTACCCGTGATGGATTAAGCCTTCGCCCTTTCTTCTGGGTAATTGTCCATACATAATTCTCGTAATCCTGTATGTCGAAGGCTTTAATATCGCTGATGCGTTGGCCTGTTCTGCACTCAGCTACGAGATAATCCCGTGCAATGTCAAGTATGCCGGATAGTTCTACTTTCTCCAGGGCTTCCAGTTCATGTTGATCTAATGTGATTACCTCGTTTTCCCGGTCGATGATTTCCCAGTCGTTTACATTAGCTTCTAACCCTCTTTTGATCGCCCAGTTTAAAAAGTTCTTTATGATCTTGAGGTATTTGTAAACCGTGGAATCAATCAAACCCTGTTGATATAAATGCGATTTGATGCGGTCGTATAGTTTGATACTAATCTCCTGCCCGGCAAATGGTTTTAATATTTCCATTGCTTTACGGTAGGACTTGAGCGTCTTTCCGCTTTTCTCCTTTTCAATGTATTGCAGATAGGCTTCAATTGGCAATTCACTTTTTTTTTGCGGGTTGCGGGCTAAGTCTTTGAACTCCTGAAAAGCCAGGTTTCTATTCTCGCGATATAGCGTAATCAGATCGCGCTTGAAATTTGATAAGTAGAGGTTAATATGGATGTGATCGGGCGCGGATGCCTTTGCCTGTTGGCTTTTTGTGTTCCAATCTTTCGGCCTGATGCTTTCCTCTGTGGTGATGGCAAACCGGTGATCCCTGTCAACAGCAAACCTGGCAATGATACGGCACTCATCTTTACGAAGCTGCCCGTCTTTCTTAGGGTTTTTTAGGGTGAAGTTTACGCTTGCCATTGGATGCCCGTAAATGTAAAGCGTAAATCAATGGAGCCACACGGGAGCCGCAGGAGTGCGTTAACAAGTAGGTTTAAGTTGCAATAAATATTGAGAAGGGCATAAAAAAAGCCCGAAGCATCAACTTCAGGCCACTTTATCCAACTTACACAAGTATAATAGTAGTCCGTACGGGAATCGCTCAAATCAGGGTTAACTTCCTGACTCTCATAATAGTTAGCCTGTTTTTGACTGATAGCTGGAACCGCAAACGGGGCCACACAATGTATACCTATTATAATTTGTGAAGGTTCTTTTGTTGTTTTGCCTGTGAACATAGGATAATTTGTGTTTAGGGGGGAAAGGGGTCGTAGCGGTACGGCCCCTTTTTTTATTTCCATTTTTGCGACAGCATCAGCGCATTTAATATACTGTGAACGTGGCCGGGCCTTTCCAGGTGAAGGCGCACCGTGACACCATGACGGGTAAGCAATAATACATCTGTATAAATTTTTTTATTCCATGCCGCAATGCCCCACGCTAAGAACAGGAAGCCGATCATGAACCAGATGGAAAGTATGCCCAGCACAAAGAAAAGGATTGCGCCCGCCCGGTAGTTGCCCACCACTTCCTTCCTGAGTTCCACCTTTTGAATAGCTGTAATTGGTATAGCTTCGCTTTCGCTGTCGGTCAGTTTAATGAACTCTTTTGTGATTAATATATCGTGATCGCGATAAATCAAAGTATAACCTCTTTATTATCAACGGCAGATTCTACCTCAAACTGTATTTTATTACCCAGCATTGGTCCGGCTCCCAGGATTTTACACTTCACCCAGAATTTACTCCCGCTGATTCTGATCTTCTCAATTAATAAATCCTGCTTGGCCCACGCTGCCGGTGCGGGGGTCATGGTCATTGATGTTCCAAAATACACAAAAGCAAAATCTTTTGAGGCGGCAGAACCGTACCCTTTCGCGCCTCACACTGCGCAAGTAATTTCTCCAGTAGTTTAATCCTTTCTTTCAGTTCGTAAATATACTCCTCTGTTGAAATAAGTGCCTGCTTCACATCGTGGGCCTCATCTTCCAGCAGGTCTCCTGGCTGTGCATCGAGCGCAAAAGCGATCTTATGCACCATCGGAACCCGTGGAATTGATACATTATTGATCCATTTGTAAACTTGCTGCCGGCTTACGTCAACTTTTTTAGCCAGATCATCAGGCGAAAAACCCTTTTTTCGTAGCAAAAACCCTATTTTTTCGCCTAATGTCATATTTCTAATAACTTTCTAATAAGTTCTGTCTCTTTTTGTTTTGGTATTGTCGCTTTAAATGCGACATTTGAATTACCAAATCGATAACAAAAATACTTTACTAAATGAGTAACAAAGTTATAAAAAAAGAAAATCAGAAAGTCAAGATGCTGATCGAATTATCTGAGGTCGCACAGAAAAATATTGTGGCCTACCAGAAACGCTTTCAGGAGGAAACCGGTGGCCGCATGAACCGCAGGGTAGTGGCCAATAAAATGCTCGAAACAATCACCTTATAAAATATCAATCCTATGTTACAAAACTTATACCGCTCCGCAGAAAGACCTTACTGGCATCAAGGATGTTGGGAAGGCTTAAGAGAACCACAGTACCGTTATGAAACCATTACCGCCACAGCTTATAACAGCGATGGGAAGGCGTTTCAGTTTGGTGTGAAATACTGTGTAGAAGACGAAAGCATTGTCACCGTTACCGGGTTTCAAAGACTGCCCAACATGAGCGACCTGGAATACGACATCCGGGAATCCATCAGAGCTTACGAGCATAAATCTTTCACTGAAATCAATTTTGATTTATGATAACCGAATACAAAGGATACTTCATTCAGGAAGACTGGCGTAACCCATACTCCCACAAGCCGGAATTTATGTTCTACCCTATCAACGAGGGGATACAACACGATGGTGATTACGATGACGGCTGGCACTATACCGGCAATTGTAAGTGGGCTGCTACTATTGAAGATGCGAAGGAGGCAATTGACGAATTAATCCTTGAATTATGTTAAACGAAAGAGAACTAACTCCGATGCCTTCCGAACATGAGCGGGTGATTGACCTGGCTATGCGGATTGGAAAACTGGAAGCCATGCTAATGTGGATGGCTACTGACGGCAGACTCAAGCCGCATGAGATCAGAATGCTTTCAGAAGAATTTGAAAGAAACCTCTACCCCTCCGATAAGAAAAACACCGAATTATTAAATCCTATGTTATGAGCGAATTACAGAAACAAGACAACGAACTTGCCAACTCACTGATCTTAAACGGTGACCTTAGCAAGTTGCAACCGCAGCAAAAGGTGGCCTATTATAATGGCTACTGTCAGAGATTGGGACTTGATCCATTTACCAAGCCTTTTGAATTACTCCGCTTAAACGGTAAGGAAGTTCTTTACCTCACAAGGGCAGGGGCGCAACAGTTAAACAAACTTCACAAGGTGAGCCATGCCATCACCTCACGGGAACTCATTGAGGCTGCGGGCATCTACCAGGTAACCGCGCGGGCCTCCTCAGATGATCGATATACTGAATCCATAGGGGCTGTAAATATTTCAGGATTAAAAGGTGATGCATACGCGAACGCGATAATGAAAGCGGAAACAAAAGCCAAACGCAGGGCCACGCTTGACCTTTTGGGATTAGGCATACTGGACGAGACCGAAGCGGAAACCATACCCCATGCTGAAATGGTGGAAGCCAAACCGGAAACATTAGGTGAGGAGGTTATCGAATCGCTTCATACTGAGTTCATGAAACTGTGGAATGAATACCGCGACCTGACCAGCGACAAGCAGGCGGGGCCATACCACCCGGAGAACTGGAAAAACCGCACCATAAAATCCTATCAGATGGCCATCAAATCACTCAGCGAAAAATTACAATCAGAAAAAAGTAAACAACCCGCATAATGGAAAACACAGTATATCATGTATTACCAGACAGCGCATTAAGCGTGCTGGATATGTTCTCAACAAGCAAGGAGGGAATCGCCCTCTTTGCCTCCAAAGTCATCAATGAAGTGGAAAACGGCAATGTTGACCCGCTGAAGGTGAAAATTTATTGCAAGACCTTAGAAGCCATTGCAGAAAAAATAGATACCGCAACCAAAGAACACCAAAAAACTGAGGTGCAAAAGTACGGTGAAAAACCCTTTATGTTTTCCGGTGCTGAGTTGCACTATACGGCCACCAAGACAGAGTACGATTTCACTGTATGCGGTGACCCGAAGCTGAAACGCCTGGAAGATATGGAGGCAGAATTGAGCAAACAGATCAAAGAGCGCAAAGAATGGCTTAAGAAAATGGGAGGTCCAGAGCAAATGGTGGATGAAGATGAATTGGTAACCATCTACCCCCCTATTAAGAAGTCAAGCATGGGCGTAAAAGTAACCATTAAATAAAATGCAGGGAACATTATTACCTGTAGTTATTGGATCCATACGCTCCCTGAAAGATGGCAGTGTATCGGTAACTATGGAAACGCAGGAACTAAGCCCCGGCAAAGCGGGTGAACTATTTGGATTGAGGAATAAGATCGCCTATGTCTACGTCAGTGAACGCCAGATCGAGGACAACGAAAAGAAAGTAATTGATTCCCTTGATCCTGAACTAAAAGGCAAAACACCGGGGCAACGCCTGCGGGCTGTGCTGTACCTGCGCTGGCAACAGGATAACGAAGGCTATAAGGATTCTGAGTCATATTACCGGGCAAAGATGGAGATAATTATTGAACACCATAAATCTGAACTTGTCTAATGGAAAACGTCATCATCCTGCGCCCTGATGAACTGCGCAACTTTTTTACTGAACTCAAGACAGAACTATTTCAGCAAATCGGCAAAAAGGAAGAAGCCCCGATTGGCGTGAAGGAAGCCTGTCAGTTTTTAAAGGGCATTCACCCGGAAACACTCAGGCGCAAGATGAAAAAAGGGCTACCCTTTCACACGGATACAGACGGGGAATATTACTTCTATGCCTCTGAAATCAATCACTGGATTAAAACCAAAAAGAAATGAATCAACTGGATATTTTCTTCAACACGACAAACCAGAAGGCCGATGAATTGAAAGCCTCGCGGTTTAAGGCAGGACAACAAAATGCGGAGATACTCGCCCTGTTTACCCTGTATCATTACCGCTCTTTTACCCCTTCCGAGGTATATAATTACTTTCAGAAGGAAGGCAGGCACTGGCCCTTAACAAGCATCCGCAGGGCGATCACTACACTAACCAATGAAGGATTTTTAGTAATTACTAATGAGATGCGCATGGGAAACTACGGAGTAAAAACATCAGCCTGGAAACTAAAATAAACACATTATGAAAACAACAAAATGCTCCTCCGGTGACACCTCAAGCATTCACCCTTATCTGCGCCTATTGGTAGGGCAGGATGTGATGACCGCCACCATCAAAAGAATAAAGGGCCACTTGCCTAAAATCACACTTAAGCATAGAGTATTATGAAAGAAGAAAGGGAACTTAAAAACATAGTGCTGATTGCCATCCCGGTAGTCATCATCTGCTTTATCTACATCATTGTTCACCTTGCTCAATGCACACAATGAAAGATACCAAGCTGAAAGATTATAAGTATATGATTGCAGGCACGGATTCACCAAAGCCGTTAAACGATTGTTTAGATGCCATCTTTATGGGTCTTTACATCGCACAGATTTTATTTTTTGGAACACTGGCCGTTATAAAATACCTGTTATGATAGTATTTGGATTCGTCATGTTACTATGGTTAGTAATTATCTATCTGATAGTACGTGTACCAAACAATGAAGATAATTCTGGCACTGATAGGATGCGAAAATAACCGGTTGTACGATAGCATCAATCCAGAAACATGAATGAAGTAAAAGCCCCGGCAATAAGTTGTCGGGTGCTTTTTAAAAAAATTAAAACTTATGAGCACCACCACTAAAATGATCCTGATCGAATTGCAATCAGGGCCAAAAAAATTCTATCATCTCTTTGAGTCGCTGAAGGTCATTGAATACCATAGCCTATATAACCGGCTTCACCGGATGATCAAACAAGGTTACATTACAAAATCAGGAAACACGTACTATCTGCATGGCTAATCGCATACTAAGAGACTGGACAACCTCCGAAAAAATAGATAATCTCAGTTTTGAAGCTGAGGTTTTTTTTACCCGTCTTATCATGCGGGCAGACGATCATGGCTGTTTTCATGCCAACCCGAAACTTTTAAAGGCGGCCTTGTTTCCATTGAAAGACATTTCTTTTGGGATGATTGAAATATACCTTAAAGAATTAGTTACTAATGGCATTGTAATAATTTATCAGGTAGAGGGCCGGGAGTACCTACAGATAAAAGATTTTGGGCAACGTTTACGGACAATGAGCAGCAAATTTCCGCTACCTGACAGCAATCCGCGGACAAATGGCAGCGGGTCGCGGACAATTGACAGCAACCCGCGGCCTGAAACGAAGAGAAGTAGAAACGAAGAGGAAGTAGAAACAGAAGTAGAAAGCGAAGGCAAAAAAAATTTTGAATGGTTTTTGAAGCAGTTTGATGAAATGTTTGTCGATACCTTGAAAATGACTCACAGGGGTAAAGACTTTATGCAAGCAGCTAAGGAAAGCTTCGCACACCTGGCGGCCGATCCGGTCAGGTTAAAAATGGCAGAATCTCAGGACTGCAAAAAATTACTGAATACATGGCTTACAAATCAAAAAATTAAGCCAAATGGAATCGAAAAACTTAAATCCAGTATTGATGCAGGACTTGCAAACATTGAAGCCAAATATGGCCATCCGGTTAAATGATGCAAAATTGGTGATGCGCGATTTGTTTTTAGCCATCATGAAAATTGCAAAAGTTTATCAGATTCCAAACTTTGACAATACCAACGCTGAACTGCTCGCGGAGTGGATTTTGGAAGAATACCAACACCATGACCTTGAATTAGTCCAAACGGCTTTAAGGAACCCGCCCAGGTTAAACGATCAGGCGTGGAGACTTACTCCTGATACCCTTAGAGAATGGATTGAACTAACGCGAATTAAACGGGCAAATTTAAAAGATGCCGAAGAAAGCAAAAAAAGGCAGGAATTAGAGGTAGTGAAAAACGACATTAGCCCAGAAACGCAAAAGCTGATTAAAGAAACACTTAACAACCTTTTGGATGGCCCTAAAAACGTGATGACGCTATCGCCTGACGAAATTAAAGAGGAGGGGCAGACCAGGCCAAAGGCTTTTAAACACCCATCCACTGATGCCGGATATGTGAAGGAATGGGCAGAACGGGTAAAGAGACACGCAGAACAAACCTACAGGGAAAGACATCCTAACGCCACAGATGAAGAAGTTAAACGATTTTTAAAAACGATATGATAAAGCGAGTGATGGAGGCGACTGTATTTTGCGAAGGGCTGGAGAGTGGCCGCATGAGGTTTTTTAGGGTTGGCATTGCACCTGTGAGCGATGGGTTTGCGCTGCTCCTGCGGAAGGGTGCAACTCCTGCGAAAAACTTGCCGCTAATATCAAGTGTATGAGTAGTAAAATTTGCGAACACTAACTGACATACGAAGAACTGAACAGCAAAAAGAAAATTAAAGCCGAAGGGCGGATGTATTTAAACTAAACTAAATAATTATGGGATGCGACACACACATGTACATTGAGTACAGAAGAAAAGACAATGAAGAAAGAACTTGGCGTGACTTTGGAAGCCGGATAAATCCGGGAAGAAATTACTTCCTGTTTGGGATAATTTCAGAAGGTGTTAGATGCGAAACTACATTTAACTTTCCACCAAAAGGAATGCCTGAAGATGCGGCTTATGCAGCACGTAATGACAATCAACTTTATATTTCAGAACACGAAGGAGAAGGGAATACTACTTTAGAAAGAGCGCAAAAATGGGTTGATAGCGGACATTGCAAATTCATAAACGGAAATAATGGGAAACCAACATGGGTAACTCACCCTGATTGGCATTCTCATTCATGGTTATCAACTCAAGATTTTGAAAAGGCTATGGAATTTTATCGAAAAAATGGACACGGAACAGAACCTGAATATGAAGCACTATTAGCATCAATGAAAAGATTTGAGGAATTAGGTTATGAATCACGTGTCGTATTTTGGTTTGATAACTAACTCTTGTATTTATCGTGCGGTGGGGGCTTTAATTTTCTTTTTGCCTTCACCACACTTCACTATGAAAAACTGAACTATGACGCAAATTTTATTACTCATACACGTTGTTATAAGCTGTGCCATTGCGAAGGGCTGGGCGTTGCGTGAGCGTGGGCATGTGCGTACCTCCGGTGGAAGCATAAGCATTGTGGGCAATGGCATTGCTTATAATAATTGGCTATCAGCAACAAACCCGTTTACAATCGCTTCCTATAGCTGAAAAAGAGGATAATCAGCATTAAAACGAAGAACACTATTACAAATAGCCATTCCATTATTTACGCATTGCTTCTTTAAGTACCTCGTCTTTGTCGTGTGATCCTTTACTGCTTCCAAAGAAGAAATTAAGCACCACCATAGCACCCGCAAATAAGTAAACGTCTGCGAACATTTCTATCATACGCCTGTTTTCTTCTTCAGGAACCCAGAAGAATAAACCGAACCCGAAACCTGTTGCACTTAACAAAACGAATGCCGCCAGGTAATAAACAAATCTTTTGGAAAAGGTGTCATTCTGAGCGAGCGCAGCAATTTGCATCTTACGGGCTGAATCCCTATCCTCTATTTCAAGCCTTGCCCGTTCAATACTTAGTTTCTCCATCTCCTGAACGTGAGCGGTAACAATCTTTTGCATCTCGTTATTCAGGATCATCTTTTCTTCCTTGTTGGTGACGTTATCATCGATGGCCTTACCGATGCTGTTGACAATCTTCTCTGCCCCTCCTGCAAATATTTTCCCTAATACCTGACCTATGCCGCTCATTCTATTGTGATTTGAAATTTATCCGGTAATAGATTAATTAACTCCGTCAATGCCTCACCGCTTCTGATTATGTCCGGTATGCCATCACCGTTTAAATCCTGTGTCGCTTTCCCTACACCAATACAGCCCTTTAACCCGCTTACATAGGTGATTTTATGAATTAGGATACCTGATCTTCCAGGTACTGACGTAAAGCGGAAGTAAGGATAAGGCCGATCAGCTTTAGGTGGTTGTTTAATTACATCATATACACCGGCTGGAATACAAGAAATAGACCGTTGGTTTTCCCTCCACGGGAGTTCCATCGTTTTGCAGATTTCTTTACCATTGACTAGGAAAGAACCAATTATCTGCGTTTTAAAATGTTGCCAGTTTTCAGGGCGTTTTACTTTTATCATGGTGTAGTTATAAAGTTTTCATAAGCTAATCCAGCATCGGAATTGTAAAGACTTGCTACCTGAGTGGCTGACAATTTCCTTCTCCAAATTCCCAACTCATCTATTCTTCCAGTGAATCCTCCCGCGGTACCATTTAATCCACCTATATAAGCAGAAGTAGATGTGTTACTCATTCCTAAATAAGTCCCCGTCATTCCACTTGATCCAACGTCTACTCCATTAATATACATTTTTAATCCTGTATGCAGCTTATTACCATCATAGGTAACTACTATATGACTCCATGTATTTAAAGGTATAGCTGCTCCCCCCACCCCTATAGTAGAAGTTCCGGCCCCTTGTGAAAATAAAGTAAAATCAGGGATTCCACTTGTTGCTATTCTAAGAGAATATTCTAATCCTCCGGCTGGCCTTTTAGTAAATATATAATTTGTTGCCGCAAATGAAGTCGGATAAACCCATACTGAAAAAGTTAAAGGCACATCCCCACCTAAAAACATTACAAAACTTAATAATGTTGAATCAGCTAAACTTATGTATTGAGTGCTACCATTGAATGAATAAGCGTTATTTATTTTACCAGCTACGGATGAAGGGGCAGCTACCAATGTTCCATTGTGTAATCCAGTTGAATCATTTGCATTTGCATTTAATTTAAAATAACTGATTATACCGTTATTGATATATTGACTATTGTAAAGGTTGAGATTTAGGTATGCGGCATAAATAAGATCATGTCCATCCACATTAGGGTGTGCGTTATCGGGTAATACCAAAGCACCATTTAAAGTTACTCTGTCACCCCCAGTCGTAAGTAAAGCTGCTATGTCTAAAATCTGATAACCTCTTGTTAAAACATAAGCATTCATAGCATTGATATTTGTAAACGCTGCTACCGCTGGCATTGGGGCGTATGTTGTCAATATAATGTTTGATCCTAATGAGACAAACTGCCTTATCAAAGACTCTAAATTATCCTTCCATGTCTGTAAAACAGATTCGTTATAACCAACAGAAATAATAACGTTTTTTGGGGTAAATGATCCCCAATCTTTTATTCTGGTTAATAAGTCAGCAGCACTATTACCTCCCCACCCACTTATAACAGCATTTCCCGATTCAAAATTAAAAACCCTGTAAGCCCAGCGATCTTCAAGATCAGGTGTTAAAGAATATCCATCAACATAGCTATCACCATAAACCGCTATTTTTGGAGAAGATGGATTCAGGGCATAATAGTAAAGTCCTGAATAATCAATATCACCTTTAACGTGTTGTAATGCTACCTGTCCCCTGAACAGGGAATTTCCTGTTGTTAACGTATTGGATTCACCGGTTGTAATGTTGGTTAACTTAATAATTGATGATAAATCTATTTTAGAAAACTCAACCTTGTAATCATGTGCAGTGTTGATAGTTAACGTAATTGGTTCTGATGTTGATAATGTGGGTGGTGTGGGGTATAAATAATAGCCATAGAATTTTATCAAACTATTTTCAAAGTCAATTTCCGCAACCGACCCGCCCTTTGCCCATGAATTTGTATTGTATTTAAGCACTCGAAAAACAGATGTCGAACTATTTATATTAAAAAAAACAGTTGTCCGTTGCCTTTCCTGTGAGGATAAATAAGACCATCCGGCAAAGGAATCCCATCCTGTATTTGCTGGCGTTCCGGTAGAATTTAAAACTCCTCCTGTGAATGTAAACTCTGCTGTATCTGACCAGTCAGCAGGCTGTGATGAAAGGTCAGAACCAAATAATAATGTTTCATCTTCGGCTTCTGCCGTTGTGCCTATCCACCATAACTTCTTTGAAATATTCATATTTTCTAATTCATCTTTACATCCTAATAAACCCAATAAGCCTAAAAAATTTCTTCTATTCATTAAAACTTATTAAAATGTCTGTTTAGTGCAAAATTAGGATCGCGGTAAGTTTCCACATACTCACCTATTTTTATATATGCACATGATGTGGTTGCCTCTGGTATACCGTATATTTTACCATTAGGAGCAAGTACATTACCCCTATATTTAAGAATTGTATTACTAAATGATCCAAACGTTGTGACGCTATCATCCCGGATGTTTATTTTTACTGCTGCCGTTGATGTTGACTGATACGGGAGAGCATAAATATTACCATCAACACCAACAACACAGCCAGAGTAAAGATTAGATAGTACGGTAATTGTCTGAGATATTGTATTGGTTTTGCAATCTATTTTTAAACAAAAAGAATTATTAAAGTGTGGTAATGCATATATAAATCTATTATTTACAAGAGTACCACCCTGATATTTGGTTGCTCCACCTATTAGATTTCCAAAAGTAAAGTAATCATCTTGTTTCCAGTTAATAACCAGAATCGTTGATGAAGCATAAGGAATACAATAAATGAAATCACCGCATAGAACACCACCGACATATTTACTACTTCCTGATATATTCCCAAAAAATGAAATTGAATCTGTTAACGTATCAACTTTCATAATAGTGGTTGCATCATAAGGGATGTGATATAGGCAACCATTGGGGGCTAATACAGAACCGACATATTTATTACTTCCTGTTACATTTCCAAAAGTAGTGGTAGTGTCTGTTCTTGTGTCAATCTTTAAAATAGATGTGCTTGCAAAAGGAGTGCAATAAATAATATATCCGACTAAAGTAGAACCTAACCATTTATTTGATCCGGCAGCAACACTGCCGAAGGTTGTAACTGTATCATCTTCAGTATTAATTTTTAGAATTGTCGTTGCATTCATCGGGCATCCATAAATAAAATTATTAGGTGCTAATACTCCCCCGAACCATTTAGATGATCCTGCTGCAACTGTTCCAAAGGTGGTTGCTGTTGGTGTATTTTCATTTAAAAATTGAGTATTATTTTTTAATGGATGATCAATCGTAAATTGACCGTTAGCATCCCATCTTTGGAATTTATTTCTATTAGCAAAGTCATCACCCATGAATTGGGTTGATAATCCAAAACTCTGAATCTGTTTATATGTCTGCTTGAACCCGTCCACTATGCAAGCAACTCCACGAAAGTGATTTTATAAAATGGTTCTGTCACATCGGGCTGAACTTTTACCACCATTTTAGCGGCAGACTTAAAAGATGCAATCTGAGCATCTTTATAATCAACCTCTCCCTGAATAAATATTAACTCGTCCCCGCGATTTGTTGCTGAGGTAGCCCAATCCTGTAATTTTGCTTTTATGTTTGCGTCTGTTACTCTTACTCTTGCCATATTATTAATAGTCTGATCCCTCAATAACTACACTTGTCCTGTCTTGTACTCCCGCATAAACGGTTTGTGTTACTCCTATTACATCAGAAGCATTTAAAACCAATCCATCAGGAAAACTTATTACTGCTTTTGTTGCTATCGCTGTGGTGCTTGGTGTACTCGTTGCGATAGATATTTCATTGTAGAAATAATAAGTACCACTTCTCTTTATGAAAACACAGAATACCTTTGCACCTATTGCTGCGGCTGTTGCCTGCGCAGGAATGAATGTTATCCGTTTAACAAATGAACCATCTGCCCCGGCTGTGTAAACATCTACTATAGACCCTGATCCGTCCCGCGCTGTATTGGCTGCTGCTATAGTGTTTACTGCTACGTTTGCAGTCTGTGTAAATGGTGGTGTGAATGTTTTTGCCATTTAATAAAAGTTATAGTATAAAAATAAATTTCCCCCTACGTTATTAGGGTTTGCTGAACTTACCGCAGTTTGAACAAAAGCTGTAGTAGCTAATTGAGTTGTATTGGTTCCATTCGCTGCCGTTGGTGCTGCTGGTGTTCCTGTGAATGTTGGTGAGGCAAGATTGGCTTTTAAGTTTAAAGCAGCCTGTAAATCGGTTTGATTAGACAGTGTTCCGGTTATACTTCCCCATGTTCCCCCACCGCTGCCACCTGTAATAGTTACCTTTGTAGCCCCCGCACTCGGATCATCTGCAACGGTGGCCCCAACAAAATTTAATTTTGGTCTTTGGGTAACTGATACGCCTGCGCCCTGGATGACGTGAGCCTGATTGATTTGCTCATTTTCCCACTTCTGCGTGGATTCGTTATACATGAGCACCTGACCACCATCAGGTTCATAAATAGACACGTCTGTTAACGCTGATAGAGTCGTTACCAGATTATTGATAATAGTCGTTGATGTCCTGTTAAGGAAATAGACTACCCGCTTTAATCGCGTGATCTCCTGTTTAAAATCCATAACGGCCTATTATCTCGGATTGCTCCGGTTCTCGTTAAAAAAAGTAGCAGGATTAAGACCCTGCTACTACGTTATCAATAATGGTCTGGGCGTTGCTGTAAGAAGTTCCTACTGTCTGCGGTAACTTGCTTTCATATTCGCCTTCCGGGGTTCTTAAGGTGATAGTAAACATACCCCCGTTTTCGTGTGCGTTGAAGATTGGGCCTGCCACGGCTTCAATACCTACCGATTTTCCAAGTAATACCACCGCATCGTCATCCTGTCCTTTTAATTCAAGTATGGCGTAGAAACGACCGCGCGACATTCTTTCGATGTTGTTCTTCTGCACCTGTGTGCGCTCGTAAATTACCCATGCGGTCTGATGGATGAATTGATTAAGTCCCACTGCTGGAGTGGCTACTTCGGTGACCAGCTTCATGTCATTACGGAAGCCCGTAAATTCATATCCGGCACGGCCAGGAGTTACGTTGATGTCAGTGATTTTACCGTCACCATTTTCCACAAATCCGTTAGAAGTTGCCAGGTCATCGGTGTTGATCAGAATCAATCTTGCCCGTGTACCACCAGCCGGAAGGCTTTCACAATCTGCTGCGCCGCCCCGTGTTATATTTCCACATCCCATAGTTTTAAATTTTGTTTAGGCAAAATTCAGAACATATCGGGGGCGTTGTGTCTTATGGTTTTAAGACTTAGTTATTACTGTTTTCCTGTGAGTGTAGTATTTCCGCTATCAAGTAGGCATCAAAAAACAGCTGATCTTCCAGGATCAACATGGCGATCAACTGCACCAACTCGTCACGGTCTCCGGTAGTTGATACATGGGGTTTAAGGTCATCGAATTGAGTGATGGTGATCTGCTTCATATATACTTAATGTCAAGTATCACGGCTTTTGGAATCTTGGTCACGTCACCTAATAACTCTTTCCCGATAAAGTACGAATTAAAAAGAATGATCTGATTTTCATCTTCTTCGTATAAAAACCCCGCCTGATGGACAATGTTTTCCCTGTCATCCATCACAAAAGAATCAACCTGATCCTGATCCACCCACCCGTTTAAAGTGGTTATATCTTTCCAAACAACAACAACGGGGCGATATGAAGTCATAATACTATTCCTTTAATGATCTTTTTATTCTCCACCCTGAAATCATTGCCATAGTTTTCGATTAAAGCAAAGCCATGATTCCATTTATTGATGGGCATATAGTGAGGGTGCAATTCACATAAACAACCAACCGACCATGCCCCGGTGATCTCCCCGTTTAAATTGCTTTCTACGTGTTCACTGGATTGATGGTGGTGACCTCCGATTGTTGATGCTTTGGTTCTGAGAAAAAAGCCCCTTGCCGGGTTGACGGGAGCCGCCATGCCTCGTGGCAGTTCATGACCATGAAGGATATTTAGTTTGCCCGCCTTGATTACCCTTTTATTTTTTACAACTTCAATGCCGTATTTTTTAGCCTCGATGACATTTTCAAAATGAAAGTATTCAAGTTCAATCAGTTCCGGGATGTTCTGTAATATCTGCTTTTCATAGCGTTCTTCGTGGTTTCCAATCTTGTAGATTATCCGGGCCTTTGGAAATTGTTCTCTTAACTGAATAAAAAAACTTTTAAGCATGTCCAGTTCATACTTAAAAGAACGTTGCCGCTTGTCCTTCTCAAAGTTTGAAAGATGGTAACAGTCGATCACATCACCGCCTAAAACAATACAATCAGGATTCCATTTATTGGCATACACCAAAGCCGCATTCAATGCCTGCTCATCGTGGTAAGGAAAATGAAGATCATACAGGCATACAATTTTCTTTTCTTTGATTACAATTTTACTGTAATCATTTTTCTCCGGCTTCGGAAGTGATACGCCTTTCCATTCTATCTGACTTTTAAAAACACGCCTGTTTTTTTTACCACTTGATCCGGTGGCTCCCCTGACAGATAGACGGCCGTCTTCTGCGTTGTGAAAAATATCAGGATAACGTTGATGTAGTAATTCGCCTAACTTTTTCTTGGAGTATTTATTCCCGTCCTTTGTTTGAAACTCCTTGATAATACTAACCGCTAATTTTGTCTTATTTATCATAAGGTTTTTTTTCTATCGGGTGTGTATACCTGGGCCGGTAGTGTTGCTCTTTGCCCTGTGTTCTTTTAAAGTTTGATTTTAATGATGAACATGATAGGAGGTTGAAAAAAAACATGAGTACTAAAAAAAGATAAATGATCCACCAGATGATGACCCTTCTCATTGCCTGAATAGTTTAATGGCCAGGTAAACGGTGGAACGGTCACAGCGGCAACGCTCGGCAGTATGGATGACCGCATCGGTAGACGGATGACCCTGCGCCCTGAAATCAAGATAAACCTGATAGCGGATGAATTTTGAAAAATCACTTACTGAGATGAACCCCAGTTCCATCCCTATCCGTGCAAATCCGTTGTTAAAATATTCGTAGCGTGTCATGCTCCTATTACTTCGGCCCGGTTTACGGTTTCATTACGGCTGTTTTGTACGGTTTCAAAGTCCTGCAATACTAAGACTGTCCTTACCTGGTTAATCAATCCCGCCATTTGTGAGGCGTTGAAGCTGCCCATTGCGGCCTGACTTGCTGCCCTTACCTCGTTGCCGGTGATGCCCCCTGCGGCAAATGCCCGGCCTCCTCCGGCCTGATTGATAGCGGAAAGCATCGGCTTAAACATGGCCGTAGATCGCTTGTTAATAATCGCTTCCCCTCCTTCCGCCTCAAAGCCTAAACGCCCACCCACAGCAAAAGGAATACCACCTTGCGCATGAGATGGCCCATTTAATACGCCTCCTGTGTCGGCTATACCTCCACGGGCAAACTGAATACCGTTGATCTGTGCCACCCTTGCCAAGCCGGATATAGTCGTCAGGGCTGCCGCTGCAATGGCGCGTACTAAAGATGTTGGATCACCTGGAATGACCTGTGAAGCAAAGGCCCGCTGTGCTGAAAAGTAAGTATCAATTAAGGTTAACCCGCTTTGCAATGCCTTATTGCTTCCGGCTAATTGGCGGGCGGTATTAATTGCCATCGCTCCGAGGGTAGCCATCTTCTGCTGCTTCTCGGTTTCAATAGCGACTATTAATTTTGCCTGCTCTTTGGCATTCTTGGTGTTTTGCTCGGCAAATGATTTCCGGGTATTAAAAATAGCCTCCTCAAAGGACGCGTTCAGTTCTACTCTTTGTTCGCCAAGTTCGGTTTCAATACTGAAATCCTCGATTTGCAATTCCCTTTTTTGCAACAATAGTTCTATGTCCTTTTCAATTCGTTTCTGATCAGCATCGTTTAGTTTTTCAAGTTCCTTTTCAAAGCGTAAGGTGGCCTGATAAAATTCCGCTTCCTGATTGATGCGGTCGGCTGTGGCCTGAAATACCGCTTTCTTTGCTTCCTTATCGTCACCGTTTCGCTTGAGTTCAGCCATTGCCAACGACTCGCGCACCTTTGCATGATCCACTTCGGCCTGCGCCAGTTGCCTTTCAAGTTCAATGGCCTCCTTGATAATCTTGCGCTTTTCTTCGCCTTCCTGTGAAATAGCCTCCTGCCGCAGCTTAGCCACGTCCTTTGCAGTCTGCGCCCGCTTGATTAATAGGTTTCTTTCCTGTATGTCAAGTGTGGCCTGAAGGTCAGCAAAGCGTTTGGCTTCTGTGCCTATCTCATTAAAGAAATCTTTTACTACCTGTGTGTTAAGGCCTACCGAAGTGGCAAACATATCAAGCACACCGCCCACGGCCTCCAGTCCTTTAACAAAGTTATCGACAAGGAACCCGCCCACATCTTCCACGATGTTCATGAACCGCTCCAGCAATCCTGTGCCAAATGCGACCACCTTATTCCATCGGTTTTGTGCGTCCTCGCTTGAATTAAAATAAGCCTTAACGGTAGCCAGTACGCCCGCCACTACTGCCAAAGTAGCCCCCAAAGGCGTGGCAATAAATGCCTTTGCTGCGGTTGTGCCGCCCTCTACCCCCTGAATGAATCCGCTTAATCCGGGCGCAATCTTATCCAATGCCGAGGCATAGTTACCGATGTTCATGCGCTGCTTCTCCATCGCTGAACTATTCTCCTTGATGGTGGTATTATTCGCATCAATCTGCGCATTGATGGCAGAAATACGTTTACGCCCTTCCTCGGTCGCAGTGTTGATCTGGTTACGTTCTTTGATTAGCTGGGCATTGCGGATGGATAACGCCTTAATCGAATTATCCTCAGCCATGATGGTCTGAATCAACCCTTTGCGCTGTGCTGAATTTTCGCTGATCTTCTGCTTATTGATTTCAATCTGTTTGGCGTTCTCAACGATGGCTTTTGTATTGTCTCCCTCGGCCTGCGCGAGTGCTTTATTTTGTGCCGCTAAATTCTGATTGGCTTTTTGCAAGTCAAGGATGGAAGAGGTCAATGAATCAATCTTTGCCTCGTTTTCCGTGCCATCGATCTTGATGTTAATGATTACATTTTCTTCCATATCATCCCACTTTAAATAATTCGACCTTCGTTATCCTTCCGCTCACAAAGTTTTTAATCTTGTTGATGATGTAATACCCCTCCCCGTCATACATGATCTTGTGTGAATCATAGCCCGCGATGTCCAGTTCATTTAACAGGTATTGTTTTTCAATGACTTTGTTTTTCTGTAATGCGGCTTCAAACTTTGGATAAAACTGATCCACAAAATATTGAAAGCTGCTATCCTTAGCTAAGGTCGTATCAATAAAACAACCGACTTTATAATCCGTGCGGGCAGTCGTGGCAAAGGTGATGGCGGCATCATGAACCGCATCCCTCGCCCGTAAGGTTAACAAGGTGAATGCCGGGCTTTCCTGGATGTCGGTATTATCCGTGGAATCTTCATCGTAAATATTCATCACCGCACTATAATACTGACGCGTGACAGCAGCAATCGAAGCAGGGAAGCCAGTCGTGGGTACGGTTTCAAAGATCGAAGTGAACACCGTGCCAATGGGCTTTAAGGTTTCGTTATCGATCTCCATGATACCCCTTCCCAGTGTCGGGTCGTTCTCCTGGTTGTTATAATCAAAGTAATTATCCTGTGAGTAATCGGTGGTAAAATCAATGTCCTTTGGCGACTTCACTAATTTACCTGACCAATCTACTGCATTAGGACGGTCGGCAATGATCGCCTCTAAAGTCTTAAGATACAGTATCCCGTCTTTTTGCTTGGCGATGATGCCGAACCTCACAAAGAAATCCTTTAAGATGTCGATCACTTCAATATCAGGCCAGAGGTCATTCCAGGTAGTTAATACGCTGGCATCCGTGCCGTAGATTCCGATATGCCAGGTAGCCCAGCCATCAATTGAACCGGATGAGGTAACCGCGGGGATCGTGTCGGTATCGTTTTTGGTAAATACCCCGATATTGATCCCTGAAACAAGGCTTGAACTGTCTACCCTTGTGCCGTCTGCGTATCCGGTCGGGGCCGCTACTGATGTGCCGTTATAGTCCACAAAGAAAGCCAGTGCCGTCCTGTGCGCCCCTGTCAATACCAACGCCCTCCAGGTGATGGTGGTATCCCCGGTAGCAGAATGATCATCAGTGTCATCTATTGTAACCGTTCCGGAAGCATCGCGGTATTGGTATAATTGCGCCATCATGTACGAGGAAGGAGCACCGGAAGAAACCGAACGGGTTACGCTTTGGGTTCCTGCCTCTGTACCTGCTGCCGTCTTATAGAATAAAGCCGCTGTTCCCCATCCAAACGTTTCCTCGCTTACCCTTGTCCATCCGGGCGGGGTGTCGATTGTGCCTATCGTTGGTTCTACGTTGATCACATTTAAGAAAAGCAGGTCACCGGCAAGGATTGAACCCATGTAATTAGGGGTGCAGCTGGTGGTGGTGCTTTCTGATTTCGTGCCATGCGCTACAAATGCCGGAACCGTGCCGCTCGTGCCGTCCTCCTCGTAAATGTCACAGGGGAAAGGTATTACCAGATCAGTGAAACGGGCATCGCTCAGGATGTCCCCGGATAATGTGAGTCCGGTTTCCTGCAATATCTCCCTTATAAAAGTGTGATAGTAAAAGCAGGGCATGAAAAAATCAGGATCAAAGATTTCTGTAGCATCCGATTTCCATTGGACGATGGCCGAGATGATGCCGCTTGTAGAGTTCCGCGCACTGTCCATTGCGAAGCGATCCCATGCCGATGGTGCGATGGGGTTAATGTCCTTGATCTTTTTGCCCTTGAGGTAGGCAAAGATGTCAAACAAGTCCTCGTAGATGTTGCAGTAAAAATACCCGTCCTGGAATTTAGTGATGATCAGAAGCCCTTTTAAGGTTTCAATACCGTCCTGTACGATTTTACAATTGTTGTACTGGTAAGGCTTTGAACTGGCCGACCATTCATTGTTGACGTAACCAAATATCCGGCAATTGTTTTCCGTTTCTTTTACTTTAAATTGGTTAGTATAGGATACATTTCTGAGTTTTAAATCCCCCGCATTGATCGCCTGAATAGTGATTGCAATGACCGTTGAAATGTCAAGGTCTAACAGATCATCACCGATATAGATTAATGTCCTGTTCAAAATATCTCAGGGTATTCGATCTCAATTTCAAACGTATGCTTTACCTTTCGTGTGTTTGTGTTGTTGCGGGTAGGGATTACGATTACCCCGGTCTTTGTTCCTGATTCATCGATCACATAGACACTGTTACCAATACGGGAACTGGTGCGGATGACCGAAGATGTTAATTCTGTGATGTTATTTCGGTACACACCACCCAATCCGAAGAAATCCTGTAGGGCTTCCCATTCATTTAAGGAAAGGTTATTTGCCCTGAGTACCTTGCGGGCGGCCTTGATGTCGTTGCCATAGTCGAAGGTATATTCCTGATCGACCTCAAACAGCCATTGTAATGCTCCGCCTAACGTATTCCTGCCAAGCAACATTATCGGATTAGTACACTCATCACGTAACTCCACCGTCAGGGCTTCCGTGTAGCTGATTGTTTTAGTAGCAAAGTCAACCACGGATACAACCGCCTCATCGCTGCCGTCAATTGTTCCATGTGAAACAAATCCAAAGTAACAGTTGATCAGCTTGCCCGCCTTGCTTAACTGCTGCCCGCTGTATTGTGTCACGTCTGCTACCACCTTTAAATCCAGTGAGGTCTGAAGGCTGTCATCAACAATGACCGAAAGCACAAACGGCCATCCCCTCCACCAGACCGGCTTGGTCAGCTTGGTTAAAAACTTTGCATCGGAATAGTCTACTGTATTAAAAGCCGTGTATTCAAAGAAATTCCCCCCATAGGTAGCGGGTATCTGTCGTGCGCCCATGAGGACAAAGAACTGATTACCCCCGTCTGAAATCAGGCTGTTACCTGATCCTGTCCATACCTCTTTGTATTTGATATAAAACTTTTTGTAGGCGTTCGCATCATCGTGCATCTCGACATTGGTATTGGTCAGGTCAATATCAAAGTCGGCATTGATGTTTGCCCTTAAAATACTGGTAATGTCGATGCGAAGATTGCCGGATGAATCAGGGGTATAACGAAACGCCTCACTGTTTAATAATGCATCGGTAACACCATTGTAAACATACACCTCCAAATAGTAATTATCCTGCGCGTATTGGTCCGTAGTCATGCGATAAATGACAGGATTTCCCACACCGTTCCAGTCGGAATCGATACCGTAGATGGTCTGTTCTGGTCGCTGTGTGATGGTAATCGCCATTAAATCGCTTTCTTAAATCCTGTATTTATTTTCTCTGTCAGTTCTTCACTAATCCCTTCCAATAGTTCCGGCATGTTCTTCTCCATTGCCCCGAGTAAATCCACGCCTTTCTTTTTACCCTGAAAGATGTCGGTGCCTTCCCTGCCTATCTTACGCCCAATAAGGAACGTCAGCGAATCAACGCTGATGTCACTCCCGAAAAGGCTTTCATTCCTTTCTACCCATGCCCTGATCCTGTCCGGTGGTGGCTGTTTGCCTGGCCCCCTTCCATAGATCATATACTGAAACCAGTCCGGGCCGTATAACGTACCCTCTATCTGGGTGACCTCCATGCGAAACTTAGAAACGGGCACTTTATCATTCTCCGCAGCCATGTCGCGGACAACGTTATTAAAGTACCGTTCTATCGCTTCTTTAATCATTGATTAATGGGTATAATACTGATATTAAATACCTCACCGCCTGCCCCGCCTTTAAATTCAAACTCCTGATTCATTTTTACCGGAAAGAATATTTTTGGATTTGCTGATGTTACTGCCGGGCTTATACTTGAATCAACAGCACCATTTCCGCACACCTGAAAAGACGTGCCACTTACCCAATCGATATAAGCTGTGCCGTCCCCATTGCATACAGTTTCATCATAATAAAATCTGTTTGCCCCTGTTCCTACAAGGGTTATTTTTTGTGGATTCTTTGTAATCTCTATTGCCATATTTAAAAGAATTTATTTGTTAACCATGCTATTAATCCACCTACCACTCCACCGGCTACCGTTGCAGTCTTTCCGTATGCCTGCCATGATCCTTCCTGATTGGCTTTATGTTCCTCCAGTTCATCCACCCGACTATCAATCGTTTCTATCTTCATATTCATCGAATGGCCGTGGTTATCGATTTTCTTTTCGAGATGCTCAAACTTTTCATCTAACCACTTTTTAAAATATTCGTCCTGTTGTATCATGACAAGCAAACATTATGAATGATGGGGAAACTAAAACTATATCGCACACCAAATAAATGGGCCGGGTGCGCCTGATACTCCGGGGTAATGGTATCAGTCACCGCCTCGACTTCCGGGTCTGCAATGTCGGTATTCAGTAAGGCTTTGATAAACTTGATGGCAAGGGTACGCATCGGGTCAATGTAGGCCGGTTCTACTGCTAATGATCTCCAGTTGTTGGTATCTTCCGGGATCCTGCGAAACACAAACCCGCTGATGGTGACCACTTCTTTGCGCCTGCCGTTTAAGGTAGTACCGGCACTTGAGAAAGGTAATACAAGGTTAACGGGGTAATCGGTAAAGGCATACTTGTCCATGAAGGATTGAAACTCCTGCGCATTGGCAAAGGCCAGCGTGGTGATGCCTGCCGCTGTGTTAGCCGTTTGTATTGCCTGCAGTACTGTTGATGCCATGCCAGATTTCGTTAAAACGTTCTCTAAATTCCTGCCTTTCCTTGTTCTCTACCGCGAAGGCGATAACGGTTTCAAAACTTACCTTCCAAAACACTTTATCAGGATTCATCGCAAAACGTTCTGCGAAATTTCCGACCAGCGTTAAGTCTTCAAAGGGTATGAGCCGGTTAACTTTAGCGAGTGCGGCCACATTCTTTCGCATATCTGCGTAAGGCTGTTTTGGATTTTCTGCCAGCTGTTCGTTGGCTTCCTTCCATATTTTGACACACTCGCAAATAAAAAAAAACCTATTGGCCTGATCAGGTAAGCGGGCATCTTCTCAATGTCTGCCTTAAACTCCATCGCCCGCTCATAGTTAAACTTCTTCTCGTCATACAATGGCTGTAAATAGATGGCCACTGCATCCGAAATCTTCTCATCCTGATAGGCTGCCCCGCTGAGTAGTTGCTTTAAATGGATATTCTGCCCGATGGACAAACTATCTACCCGCTTAGGTATGGTGATCATCCTTTTATTGACATTGAGCACCGTGGGTACTTCGGCAAACTTAAATTCCTGCTCGTATAACCACCGTATGCAATTCCAGATCGTGACCTCATTCTCTGCCGTGGCCTGAAAGTCGTTGAACTCTGTGCCGCTCAGAATCTGGAATATCTTGAAGTGATCCCGGTTGTCTACGTCTTTGGCAAACTCAGGCACAAGTCTTTCCCATTGCTTCGTGGTAAGTTCCTCAAAGCAGGAAGGGATTTCATGCCGCTTGCCGTTGATGATTACAACCATAGATTGAAACCAAGTTTAAAGCACACCCATAGCAACTTCATCAATGCCCCGAAGATGATCATCAGCCCAAAGAACACCGAACACACTACACTTAACCAAAAAACATTTTTAACCTTTTCAATCATATACCAAACGAGTTTAGTTTACCTGGTTGATTAAAGTCTTCAAACGCATCCCATGCCGTATACGTCAGGTAATTGGCCTGCATGAATCCCCAGAAGGTGTTTTCATAATGGCGGCTGTTGCCTACCTTATCCGAATAGATATTGTACGCCCGCGCGATTACGTTGGCCGGGTTTAAAATGTTGAAGTCTGTTTTCTGATTAGTGCCAATGCCGATGTTGGTAGTCTTATAAGCACTGTCTCTTAACCATAGTGCATAGATAGCCGGAACGAGGAAATCATTTAGCCCCTCATATTTGAACGTCTCCCCTCCATAGGTATATTCTGCCCCGTCCCGGATGTCTATGTATTTCTGTGCCGGATTTACACCCTGAATGGCTGTATTAAATTCGGCATAAAACTCCCATCCCATCAGGCGTTTGAGAATTTCCTCCTCTTTGTCCTGAAGATACCGCTGAAACCAGGTGCTTTCATTTTGGTTGGGCACAAGGTAAGGCGGGTAAATGAAGTCGTATTCGTCTACAAATAATGCAGCCATGTGGAATAAATTAAAGTAGCCTTACGGGGCTACTGTTAAAAATTAAGATGCACCGTTTCTCAATTGCAGGATAGCGGCATCGATGTCCGTTACCTTACAGAAAGCGTACTGATCCACGTTTCTGATCAACAGCGCAAGGCGTTGTTCAGCAAGGATAGTCATGGCGTTCTGTACAAACTGATCGTTGATCCAGCCCATTTCGATTGTCACTCCTTCAAGGTCGTAGATCGTACCAAAGCGGAAGTCACCCACCAGCATGGTATTCTCTGTTACCTGTGAGGTTTCCACTACACGCATGCCATCAATAGACGCAGGTGTTCCCCAGTTCGGGTTCACATACACGCCATCGGTAGCCTTTGTAGTTTTCAACTTATAGGCATCGCGCGGATTGATCAACACGACATTAGGCATATACTTGCTCTGTCTGTTGTCGCTGATGTCTACCTTTACGGCAGCCGCCAGGTCATACAGGTTTGCGGTTGATCCTACTGCATCGCCTACATAATCGAAGGCATAAGCGGAAGTATAAACGCCCTTGATGTTAGGGGTGTTTCCGTTACCGTCCCACAGGTCGGCATCCACTTTCAATGCCAGGTTCACGTTCAACAGGCGGTTGATTTCTGACTGGATGAAATACACGTCTTTCCATGCTTCTTTAGTCACAGGGATAGAATCGGCAATCTTCTCAATTAAGCAGGTTCTTTCTACCCATGAGATAGCAGATTCAGGCTTAACCGCACTTTCGGCAGTGCCGGCAGCGTTGCGGGTGATGCTGTTCTGATCATAGTAACGGATCACGCCATTTGATGACGGGCTTACTTGTGCATGGGTAAACAATCCGCTCATCACGGTTCCCAGATAAGGCAACTGTCCGATTTCAGCAAGGCGTTGCGCCATTGTAGAAGACTGCACCGCTGCGCGGGTTACCTCGGTTTTGTTCACATGGATTTTTACATTTTGTCCACCGCTTGCAAGTTTGGCGATTTCTTCAGCCTTCTCTTTCACGATTTCTTCCATGCTCTTTTCAGACTTTGGACCCTGGAATAACTGGCGCATTTCCAGACCTTGCTTCTCTACGGCATCGGTCAGCTTCTTGATGGTGTCATCTTTCAACTCCATCTTAGTCAGGATTTGACCTAACTCCTCTTTGGTGATGGCCCCGGCAGTAGCTGCTTGAACTTCACTCTTCACTGTTTCTTTGATAGCTTCCCCGTTAGCCTTGCTAATCTCCTGAAGTATCGACTTAAATTCATTTGCTTCCATAATTGGTTTTTAATTTTTTGGTTTGTAATACTGACTCACTAACTCTTTCAACTGCGCTGGAGTGATCTGATCGGCTCCTTCCTTTTTTGGAGTGGTATTACTCACCGGCTCCTCTTTTGTTTCTATTACTGATTGAGTAGGCGTGATGTGGTTCGAACCTCGCACAACCGCACTACCCTCGATAATCTTTGCTTCCTGTACAGCCCAGAAATAACCTACCTCATCGACATCGGATTTGTTTACGATGTCCGGGTAATACTTCTCCCATACCTTATACTCTTTCTCATAGCGGTCATCGTTGACGGCTAAATCAACTTTCACATACCGCATGCCTACGCTGTGATTCTTTACCTTGCCTTGTGCATAACGGGCAAACATATCCGGGCTTTCCGCTTTACTGATGACGGAATCGAACACCAGTGCCTGAGTTTGCCCGGCATAGTCATATCCTAAATCTGACCAGTTTACCTGCTTGGCAAAGGCTTTCACATTATCGGATATGATCCCCTCAAATGAAAAATCATGTTGATTGACTAGATAAAAATCTTTTGTTTCCTTTAAGGACTTGTTCCATAACTGATCAATGTGAACGTCTCCGTGCGAATCGAACAGCTTGGTGGTGTTGATGATCGAGCGGACTTTTATTTTAGTGGCCGTTTCGCTGATGGTTTCGGATTTGGTTACCTCCCCTTTATCGTTTACCAATGAAGGGGAATAGCTGATCGCATCACCGTGCTTGATGGTGCTTTTCTTCTGTGCCAACAATGCAGACTTATTTGAAATAAGCCAGTCGATTAGTTGGCGTTTGTCTGCAAAGTCGGGTACTTGTATCATTTTAAAATAATTTTATGATCCCTGATCGTCTTTTCTTTTATTGCCTTTAACTTCCTCATCTCCTCCTCACTTAGCTTTGGCAATGTTGAGCCGTTGGAGTTCTGCTTTATATTCATCTATCGTTATTGCTTGGTCTTGCAATGCTTTACTCAATGCCGTCACCATGTTGTTTAGTGTTTCACTTCTCAGCTTGATGTCCTCCTGGAAAATCGGGAGGTGTGAAAAGTCGGCAACGATCTTGATTTTACTGTCGGGGAAGAACTTACTGTTCAACGCCATGCACCATTCATTTGCTTCCGGAATGATGGTTGATTCATAGAGTGATTTCCTTGCCTGATTCTGATTCTCAAATGTGGCCCCTTTTTGCCTTGTGAACATTTCGGAAGGCACACCGTAGGAATCGAGTATCTTATTGAAGTCCTCTTCGGTTTCCTGAAAGAGTCCGAGTTTATCGGGGTTTACGCTCATCTGCTGCCAGCGTAGATTGGCACTGGTGATGATCACCTGGAACTGACCATCCAATCCCCCGTATTGATTATACTTATCCTGTACGTCTTTGATTTCCTTATCTTCCAATGGCAGACCTGCCCCTACGCCATCGGTAGACTGGTTAGAAAGGATACCCAATGCGCCACGGTATTTTAAGATGATGCCCCGTGATTCATAGGCCATCTTGATATTCTTGATGGCTGCCCCTAATGACTTCATTTTGGATTCACCCTTAAGGATGTTCTTCCCGTTGGGTTCCATGATGGTAACATTGTTGTCGTTGAGGTGAAGAATCTGGTTGACATCCAGCGGGTACTTATAGCCGTCCTGCTCAAACCAGTATTTGATATTCTGCGGTTGCTCGGCCCATGACCAGAAAGGCTGATTTTCATCATACTCCTGATTGATCAGGTTAGGCGGTAAGGAATACAGGGCTTTGGTTCTGTCCCATCCGAAACCTACCGGGCTAAGTGAATAGATATATTCATTACCGTATATCTCATGGAATAGCTTGGACTGACGGATAAACTCCTTTTGATCCTGCATCCAGTTAGGCTTTTTGAGTACATCGGGCAACAGATCAACCTCCTCATTTTTTTCGTTGACGGTCTTCAGGCGGCCATTGCTCATGGTGCGGGCCTTTAAGGATATGACCGCATTGAGTTCGGGAACGGTGTTAAATGATTTTAGGTAATCAAACTGCGCCCACAGATCGGGTGTAACAAGGGGATAGAACGTGGAAGCACCAAATTTCTTTGGCTTCCACATATTGGAAATAACATCCGTTATCCAATTTCCCAAACTTGGTGATTTATATTAGTTTGGCAAATATGATAACTAATTGGGATTAAATTCCCAATGATGTAAGATTATTTCATTTTGGGAATATTATTAATCTTTTCTCAGATTGGAAATAGCGGCATAACGGGCAGCAGATAAGGCGTGATCAAATCCATCGATGGGTTCATCCAGCCTGATGCCTCGTATCTCACGCCAGCGATAGTTGGCCTGCTCCTTTCGGAGTTCGGGACTGTCTACCATGTGAATCTTGTATTTCTTCATCAGGGAAATGCCGTAATTGATTGACCCGTGGAACTTGTTAACGGCCAGCACGCGCAATCCTGCCCGCCTTAAATCGCTGATCATGCCAGGGTCGGCACTGTCACACCATACCGACTTATCAGGGACTAATTGCCGGAATACCGGGATGACCTCGTTACTCGATGGGGTGGGTTTATAAAACAGGGATTCGATATACAGGTTTGTGCCGTCTATGCCCAATCGTACCAGTGATGTAGGGTCGTTGGTATAGCCCCAGTCAGCCCCGAAATAGACCTTTTCAATGTTTTCTGGGAACTTATCCACCCATGTAACATGCTGAAAAATAAGCCCTTCAGGAGCGGAGCGCAATCCGAGGCCGTAGACATTCCACATATAATCATCTGCCGTGCCTTGTCTTATATTTTCCTCGGTGGGTTCATAGCTGAGAATCTTGCGCCTTTCGGCCTCGCTTACATTGGGGTTATCCTTGAAGGTGGTAGAAAGAAATCCTACATCATCGCGGGGCTGAAGGCGGTCGTATATCCAATGGTCTGTAAATTTAGGGTTGAAGTCTACCCACCAGAACTTGCGGCAGCGCATCTCCAACTGATCGAATATTTCGCGCGATACGTCTAAGGCTTCATTGATGTAAAAGTAATCCGAGGAAGCCCCGTGAAACTTAGACGGGTTATCTGCCCCTAATAAATTTATCTTGTTGCCGAACAGCTTAAACTGGGTGACCTCCTGCTTCATGGCAAATGGCGAAGCAATACCGAAATCAGGTAAACGCCTGTTGAAGTCATCGTATAGGGTAGTCTTAAAGCTGTTGTAGGTTTCCTTAACAATGTTGATGGTCGATCCTGTCTCTACCCTACTGCATAGATAGACGATAAAATCCACCGATGACCATGTTTTGCCGGAGCGGGAAGAACCGGAAAGGATCACCCCGCGCTTGCCTTCCTTGAGTGCTTTGTGGAGGTAGGTTAAATTAGGGTTGATTATCCGTTTCGGTTTCATCCAGCGGGAATAAATCTCCTACCTCTTTTCGTTTGTCTATGAACTCGGTGGTGATCTCCTGTTTTGCCTTACCCTCAAGCCTGTCTATAACTTCCTGAATGGCTTTTAAATCACCCTTTTCAATTGCCAGGTGCACCAGTTTGTTCACCAGCTTGGCGGCATTATCGCCCTCCTCCAGTTTCTCGCGTAATAGCGTGGAAAGCCATTTAGAGCCGGGATTGCCCTTTCTGTTAATCCTTTCAGGGTTTGTATGGAATCCCTGACCTGCTATATTTTCGGGATTTGGCATTTTCGTAGTGTTTACGTTGTGTGCAAAATTGCACAAAATTACCTCAAATGATCTTTATTAGCCCAACTTTCACCTTTCATAATCCGGTAACTATGCCAAAGATACGCACCTTTGATGATTTTAATGCTATCCTTAGCTTTCCGGCTGAACTCCAGATCAAATAACAACCCTTTGTCGTTAAAAATTTCCTTTTGAAATCCACCGTGCTCCTTCCATGTCTTCTTTTGAAACAGCATAAAGAAGCCTGGAACCTGCATCCCAAGTTTACATTCCCCGTTTGGGAACTGATCGGCTAATTTCTCCGCCATTACAATATGGCGTTTGATCTCATCGCAGGGATCTGGGTTTTTTCCTATTAAATGACTATGCAATCCAATGCGGTTAGTCATCGCACCGAACATTTTAGTACCGGGGTTATTCTCAATGGCCTTGTCGATTACGGCATAGGTCTTGGGACTCAGGATCATCGCGTCATAATCCATGACCTGTATCCAATCCTCATCATTGGGGACGATTTCACAATGGGCGTTAAGCTGTGTGCCGAATTGTGACTTATCCACGCTAAAAGGCTGGAATCTGAAGATCATTAGGTACTTCGATTAGTTTCTGAGCATACGCCCCGATGTACATGCCCGCCTCTGCGTTACGGTAATCTTCCAGGTGTTGCTCCAGATGCCGGGCCGATGAATTGCGGGCTTTCAGGCCAATGTCCTTTCTCACCCATGAATAATGATGCATGAAGTAAGGCAATTCAATCACCGCTTTTGTATTGATCGCCCTTGTCGGGTCTACCCGGTAGGGATAGGGGAAATTTCCCGATAATGTATTTTGATTCAATTTGTGCAAAAATGGGACGTAGTAACTTTCTGGTCTTTCCAGTCTTAAATTGGGACTTTTAAAATATGTCCACATCTTCATGACTGATCCATCCTTGCCGGATGCGAAGAACGTTTCCTTTGCCTGCTGAAATTCAGGATGGTATTCATCCACGTCAAGGCTTACAAAGTGGGTGCAATCCAGTTCAATGGCTTTCTGAATGCCTAAATTGCGCTTCCGTGCTTCATTGACCATGCCGTTACGCCTGTCTTTGGTGATTTCCGGGTTATACTTAATCATGTGGATTTCTGGCAGCCCTTCCAACGCCTCGATGATTTCTATGAAGGGGTTATATTTTTCGCCCCAATTGGATTGCTCCTGCCAGACGAATATCAGCTTGTCCACGTGAGGAGCCAGGCAATCGACCGAACCACGTAAAAGTTCGATGCCGTCCCAACAATTCCAGATTGCGGCTATTTTAGGTGGTCTTTGTACCATGCGATTGTATGAAGTATGCCATCATTGAAACTAACTTTTTTATACCATCCTAAACTTTTTAGCTTATCTGCGCTTAAATACTGGAAGGGTATTTCCTGAAGGTTGCGGGTAACAATGTCAAATTTTGGCCATTTGAGGTAATCACAAATAATGCCGGTAACCTCTTTCATGGTCAACACCTCCTCATCGCCTATGTTATAACATTCCCCCGGCAATCCTTTTTCAGCGACCACTTCATATGCCTCGCACACATCATCCACGTGGATAAACTCGCGCTTGAAGTTGGCCACGTTGGAATATAAAACCGGGTTCTGCTTGCTGAGGATGCGTTTGATGCTGCCGGGAATAATACGGCTGAAGTTTAAATCACCATGCCCGTAAATATTGGCCGACCGGATCACGTTGATATTTAAGCCGTAGCTTTTGGCGTAGGTCTGCGCGACCAGATCACCGCAGGCTTTTGAGGTAGAATAGATGTCAGAGGCCCGTAAGTCCATGCTTTCATTATAGGGCAGTTCTTCATGGATGCCATAGGCTTTATCTGAGGAGGCACAGACTACCTTGATTGCCGGGTTGATCTGCCGGACGGCTTCCAGGACGTTTAATGTGCCGATGACGTTTGACTGAAAGGCATCTTTTGGGTTGCTGTTGGCTAATTTGACAATGGACTGAGCGGCTAAATGAAAAACCGTGTCGATTTCATAATCATTCAGGATTCTTTTTAGCTTCTCCAAATCCATGATGTCACCCTGCACAAGAGTACAGCCCTGCAAATAGTCGGCTTTGTGCTTGTGGTTATAATCACGAATTAGCCCAACTACATGGCCTTTCTCTTTCAGGTGAACGGCTAACGCTGATCCCAGAAAGCCGTTTATTCCGGTGATGAGGTAGTTCATTTGTAAGAATCCTTAAATTTTTTTAAAGTGTCATTACAGAAATTCAAAACTAAATTCTCAACTGATTTAGCTAACCCTTTAGTTTTGCAGTAAAAAATCCACCTTGAATTGAGATGCTTGATTTTTGCTTCAATCTCATATAAATTTGAAGGGTCAGCATCGTACAAATAACTGAGAAAATTACTACAAAGTGAATTGCAATATGTATGTGCTTCAGCCTGATACCGCTGAATTGCTCTCCTTTGTGCCCTTGTAAGTTTACTTACATCAATTGACTCTTTTTTTGTAAGTCTGTCTGCTACTTTTCTAAATAGGTTTATCATTCGATTCTATAATCAGGTCTTCCCGTTGGCGTACCTCGCCATTTGGTAACGTCATGTTTTTTACTGATTGCGCTCGCCCAAGTGCGGTGGTGCTTTTGCCCTTTGTACAGTTCGGGGTTCATGTCTACTTTCAAATCGACCCTGTAAGGGAACAAATGCCATATCCGCTCGTACCCATAATCTGCCCCAGTGGGCTTTGGTTGGGTATCGTGACAGACCATAATACCAGCTTCATCTTCAAAGCGGGAAATGTCTACAATACGCCTTTCACCGGGTGCATGATCGATCAGGATTACGGACGGATTAGGGCAGATGTCTTTGGCAATGTGCCAGTTGTTGATAATCCGGTGGAAGCTGTGTTCTTTGGTTTCGTATTGCTTGAAGCGGTCAATCCAATCCTGCTCGGTGTCGAAGGAATACAGCCGCCTTTTGTTGTCCTTACAATACTGATGCAGGAAAGGAGTGGATCCATCCCCGCAACCAAGTTCAAGCACCGGCCCTTTTTTAGTCTCCTCTAAGGCCAGCCAAAGTAAATAACGGTGGTTACTCCAATCATCCACACCGGATAAAAATTCTTCTTTTGTCATTAGTAGTTAGCGTTTATGTAATCGAAAAGCGGTTGAAAGTGTTCCTTATGCTGAAGGTATGGCCGCACACAATGGGCGTTCATATAGCCGTGGTTTTTCAGCTTATCACGGTCAAACGCCCAATAGTTTTTATCCTTGTCAAAGGTGGCCCGGTCAATGGTGGCTTCCAGGTAGTCATCATATCCCCGCTGAATCTCCAGCTTCGGGACCGGGTTTTCATGGATCAGGCGTTTTAATAATCGTTCATCTGAGAAATAATAATCCGCCCTTTTTGCGCTGTCATGTGGCCAGATGTTGATGTTCTCCCGGTCATCAAATTGGGCTTTATCCTTCCATGACCTGATTAACAAATCATAGGGCAGGTTTTTAGGGTTGATGAATTTCTTAAACGTGTCTCCTTCAGCGATCATCTGAGAAATAGGATAGCAGCCGTTGTAATGGTAGACCTCACCGCCTACACAAAGCAGAATATTGATGGCACAATTTCCACTATCGTAATACTGATTAATGGCATTGAACTTATCTAAAATAAATTTTTTTGAAAGAGGAAACAGATCAATATCATCAATGTAGCAAAGCCGTTCACCATAAGTGGAGGCCAGAATAAACCTCGCCATCTTTGCCTGATTGCCGGTGGGAACGTCATCAATTGGTTTAAACAAAGTGACTTTGCCGAACTCGCGCATACGCTGCACTATTGGATCATCGTCTTTCTTTTTGGTGACAAAGGCCAGGTGACATTCATACCCCATCTTCTTATAAGCCCAACTGACAGGCTCCCAAAATTCCCGATAAACCGGGTTCTCATCGCAGGATAGTATTATAGTCATGATTTAATTAAATAGCATTCAATATTGTTTCTGGTATGGACTAACTCATATTCTGGGTTTTGATCTACGAACTTAAAAACCGCGGGCCTCACTTTACTTACTTTTGTGTCCCGGTTGAAATCATCGACCGCAATGACTTTCGTATGGTATTGCTGGCAGAGGTACAAGTCATGGGTGACAGTAGCCTCGTCCTGTAAGCCATCCACAAAAGCAAAGGCAAAGGGATTGTGATGGTCAAGTATCAGTTTAACGTTGCCGGTAGATGGCCCCCGGAAGATCACCAGGTTATCAAAGCCTTTGGTGTTCTCTAAAAACTCCTCGTAAGAATAAACCCCGTATCCGTGCTGATCACCGGCAAGCGTTATCCACGGATCAACGACTACCACTTTCCGATCATTGGCCCATGCATGCTTTAAAAAGACTTTTGTAGAATGACCCACCCCGGCCCCGATTTCTAAAATGTTGCCGTCATACTGATCAAGCACCAAAGGCAGAATCATATTAAAGCGGGCCGTTCTTCCTTCCGGGCTTTCGGAGGCTTCCTTATTGGAAAAAAGCGTGATGATGTCTTTCATAATATCTGCACCAATGGGCGTTTATCGGTTTTGGTCTCATCCTGAAAAATCACTTCTATCTTATAGGTGTCAAATAGTTTAAGATCAAGATATTTTTTACCCCCTGCCCCTGACAGGTATTTGGTCGCGCCATGCTTGACGCAGATGTCAACAAGTCGCTCAGTGCCTTTTAACTCGGTGGGGTAATCGTACAGAATAGGGGTTTTAATTCCTAAATGATGACAGGCCCGGACAATAATGCTCGAATTAGTGCGCCACAGGTCATGCGAAATCAGGTCATTAAATTCATTCAGCTTGTTATATCGGTCGGTAATCTTCTTCCAGTCCTTTTGCGGGTGCAGGTATCTTTTATCAACAATGGGGATATTACCACTGGCCACGCTCATGGTGTGCCAGCGGTCATCGGCAAAGAAGCGGTTCTGGTAGTTGTTCTTTTCAAACTGGCAATGGCCTAAAATGATAAACAGGTCAGATTGGCGTATCTTTTCAAAGAATGCTGCCCGGGGGACGAAGTTCGGCTGATGGATACTAATTACCATTAAACCATTGTTTTAATTTATCAAGCGTCCATTCGCGGGCGTGGAGATACCAAAGCTGATGGTTGGGCAGGTATTGCATATTATATTCCATCGACAACCAACCGTCCTCAAACTTTACCAACTCAATGCCATGATCACGGCAGATGGAAATGGTGGATTCATTGTACTTATTGAACGGAGGCACAAACCGATGCGCATTGATCAGGCGGCAGGATTGCACTATAGAAAGTTCCTGCGAACTGTATTCCATTAAACGGTGATCAACATGCACCAATCCATGCCCGGCCAGGCTTACATCTTTACGCAATTCAGGTAATCCGGCTTTTGTGCCTTCATAGAATTTGCGATGATCAGAATAGGCGTTAAGCATCTCCGGGAATATCCGCTGCTGCGCCTTACCTTTGTATTCGCTCATATCAAAAACAATCGGACTGACTGCCCATATAATCTCTACCTTGTTTTTAAAGTATTCCTTGATATAATCGGTTAACTCATTGGTCAGCTTCATGTCTGAGTTAATACAGACATCATCGAAGCGGAAGGTGGGCCATGCGTTATATACCATACTTGGAGTAAAATTGGTTGGTGTATTCATCCATCCACGCGGGAACCTCACCGAATACCTGGAGCAAAAGCCCTTTAATCATTTTCCACTTTTCGGGGCTTGCCGGGTTATTGTTTTCGCAGTGCGCATCGATCAAATCTGATTGATTCAAAGAAGCCCCCCAGGAATAGGAACCATCCGGAAGCACTTCTATGCTGGCTCGGTCAACACGGCCTTTTGGCAGTTTGTATTTTCCTATCTGAATCATTCCCCTCTCCACAAACTTAAAATCGGCTTTACGCTTCAAAACTTTTTGTGTGAGGATGTCCCAGTCAGTGTCCCAATATTCCTCCCACTTATCTTTATAGGCGCGGCCATTGGCTTTGAGTTCCCTTTCCATGTCGGCTTTCAGGTCTCCGGTTAAGTCCATTGTCTTTACCCATTCAAACCCTCTCATGCCGGTGTAGTGAACAGGAATAAACGATTTACCTGTTAACTCCCACCCATAGATTGTGTTAACCATCATATCCGGCTCATAGGGTCGTAAAGGGATAAGATCAATATCCTGAACCATGATATAAGCGTTTAGAGGCAATGCATCAGCCGCGAAATGTCTGACGGTTTGTGCTAATGTTCCTGGTCGCACGTTTTCAATAGATGGTATGATATGTAATTTTATACCTGAATCATATTCAGACATAGGATATACAAACGCAGGATAATCATCCGTTACAAACGCATGAACCTCCCATCTAAATTTTTGCCAATAGTGGGCAACAATAGGCAGATAATAGAAATAGTTCGGGTTATTGTCGGTTGATAATACTACTATTCGATTCATAAAATATTTATTTAATATCAGGAAATTGATACCTCAATGAATCTTTTTCCCAATAATCAGCAATAACTAATTCAGCTATCTCTTTTGTCGGTAGAATTATTAAATCCAATAAATCATTCGTTTGTAATATTTTTGCAACATTGGCAGAACCATCTAACGGGCTTATTGCCTGAACTATGTAGTAATCATTTCCATCAATAGAACTACCACACTTTCCAGAGATATACAAAATTGCTTTTATTGAATTTTCTTTAACTGATATAGCCCAACATCCAACCAAATTAGACATTGTGCCTGTTGGGGTAATCATTTTAAATCTTTTCATTCGTTGCATGTGTTACAAAGTTGATACCCCATATCAGTTAAAATCTTTTTAGCATCTTCGAGCGTTGCGGCCCTCACGTATTTGGTAACCTTGTCACCGTTTACGAGTACGATTATTTTGAATTGTTGCATATCAGTTGAATGTTCCATCGTTTACCCAATAAGCGATTTGTGGAAATGATTTTTCTATGTTCAGAATGTCCTTAAACTTATCCTGGTGCTTTTGCAGGAACTTGAAAGTAGGTGGGTTATACCATCCTGCCGCCCCGATGTGCCCGGCTACATCATTGCTTTCACGCATCTCTGCACTTACGCCATCCACAGGGATGTCCGGGATTTCATTTTTGTAGCCATCCAAGAAAGTGTTGCGCATCCCTAAGACATAATGCTGAACGATCGAAGGATTATTGCCGGCAAACTTGGGGTAGATGTATTTATTAAGGAATGTCTGATCCGCTCCCTTTTCTTCAAAGTTGATCGACCCTACCCCGTCACCATTGAATAAATGGACGTAATGCTCAATACCTGTAAACACCGGCCATAGCCCCGTATCAAATCCAATCATCCCGCCAAGCATGGGCAACGTATGGCTGATGGAATCCGTAATGGCGTGCGCCCCCTTTGCCTTGCTGCGGTCATCTTTGCCATAGTTTAACCAATCCTGCACCGCCTGCGCTTCCCGGTAAGTAGCCAGTGAATCCAGGTCGCGGCAGATTACATGAGTATATTTTGAGTAATTGAACACCGGCTTTAAACGCCACAGCATGGCTTTAGTCAATACATCCGGGTTGTTGATTTCGACTTCCAACGGCAGGCGATCAAACAGCGACTTATAAGCGTTGTAGGTTTCCTTATCGGTCTCCAGTACGTTTACCCAATCAGGATATAAAAGCCGGTTCATGCGGATGCACAGCAAAAGGCCGCGCAGATAAGAATTGAAATCGAAGCTGTTTTTATGCTTCTCCTTCCCATAGCCAAATAAAGAATAACTAATTGCCTTCATTTTTTAGATGTATAATGGTAGTAGTAAATGACCTGATCGATGTAATGTTCCTTTTCAATCAATCCCGACTTATGAATCTGAGTAGCCCAATCGGTATCTTCCCCGTGATTCTTTTCAGGAAACTTAAATTTCTTTGCGATGACTGATTTAATGCAGTTTAAATGATTGGGGAAGCGTTCGTATTTGATTTCGTTGGGCGTGGTTTTATAAGCCTCATACTTGATAGAATGCTCAAAAACCCCATCAAAAGTGCCATCAGTAAAATAATGACCACGCAGGGAACAGCAATCAACAGAAAGATCAATGCCGTTAAAAAGAACATTGAAATAGTTTTCAGATACTTTATCATCGTCATCAATAAAACAAACATATTCCCCATCGGCCTCCTTCAGCAGTTTGTTGCGCTTCCATCCAATGGAATATTTTTTCTTATCGGACAGGATCAGGATTTCAAGTAAGGGGTTATACTCCCTCCTGATAAAATAATCTTCGCCCTCGGTGTAATCCGTGGTGAGAATGTGCGTCTGTTTCCTGAGTAGCTGTAATAACTCATCGAGTTTATCCTGACGATCCGGCAAAGTCGGTATTAATATGGACAGCTTCATCGTGGGAAGTTTTGTGCTTTACGGTTTATGTATAATTGTTTCCCCTGTTCCCAGTTGGAGGTTGAGCGATCATAGGTTTCATCGCGCTTGGATTTGCCGTTCACATAATGATGATGTTCAAAGACCAATTCCGGGCATAGTTTCAAAGCCTCCATGTTTTTTACTGTCCAGTATAAATCCTGGTCGCAGAACATAGAGCGGTAAGCCGGATGAAAGAAATACCCCAACTCATTATAAAGCGCTTTATTCATGATGGGGATGGTCAACACATCCTTATGGAAGCCCTGTAATTTGTCATCTACCTTAATAAGTAAAGGTGTATTAACATGAAAATGTTTTAATACTTCAAAGCCCCAGTTATCAAAACATTTAAAGTCATCCGACAAGTAAAGCAATACATCATGTTCGGCTTTCTTTGCGGCTTCGTTAGTCGCCTGCACCACACAATCATTATTATTTATTATTACGTTTTCCTGCCCGTACAGCGTCACGTAATCACGCACATACGGATCACTTGAATCCAGGGACACGATCAACTGGCATTCCACGCCTGCCTTAGCCAGCCACTCGGTAGTGGTAGCAAATGACTTCTGCGGACGGCTGCGCGATGGATGTAATAAACTAATCGACATAATTTGAGTAAAAATCAAATGATACCTGGTCCAGTGTTGCCTTTAAAAATCCGTTGTCCTCCTCGGTATAGCGGAATAGTTTTGAATTGTGGCCCGTGCCTCCGTGCATCCCTTCACCGTGGCCCTTCATGCCTACAGAATAAATTTTTTCCGGTGCGATGGTTTCCCCTTTCAACTGCCGCCACAGTTCCATATCGACAAACCGGAAATGATCGGCTGGCCATTTGATGCAAAGATTTGGCTTAATACAGGTATTCATCATCGATGCCCGCCCCTCATGGCCGTATTTAAAATAACGCTTTGTAGGCAGGTGATAATAGTACGTGTAATCAATCCCGAAAATATCCGGCTTCCCTGCGTTGTACCATTCCTCCACCATGTAAGCGATATAATCTTCATGATACCAGTCATCATTTTCAATAAAAAAGATCAGATCAACGTCCGGCATTTTTGCGTATCCGTGCTTATAGCGGAAACACAAATCCGGCATCTCGTCTTTTGGCTTATTGTCCATGTAGGCAATATAATCCGGGCGTAATGATTGCATCGTCATCATCCTGAAACAGTTCTCCGTCAGTTTCGGACGGTCTCCACGGTCTGGAATGATAATGCCTATCTTCATAATTCAATCTGTACAATATCCCGCCTGACATCCAGCACCGACACCGAAAAAGAAATCACCCTGAAGGCCAATATTCTTTATTTGCTTATAGGTCATTTCTTCTTTAAATCTTTTTAATGGTTCTTCCTTATTTGAAAACCAAGCCATTTTATTTTGGTTATCATCCCAATTCTTTCTTAACTGTTGTACTGGCTTCCAAAAGCACCCAACGCAATTGCTATCTTCAGGGAAGATTAAACCTGATGAATCAGCCCACTTTTTAACTGTGTAATGGCCAACACCGTCTTTTATTAAAGGGAATGAAGGAACTCTCCACTCCGTTTCTTCCCATTTATTTCTACTTCCGGCCTTACCTACAATGCCCTTAAATGATGATGATATATTCTTATACCACCAATCCCAAATCGGTCGCATCTTCATTTCTGTAGTGCAAAACCTCCACATCTTGTTTGGAACTGCTTTTCTTTTATCAATCAGTTTATCAAATGAAATACCACTTACCCAGGTTATCTCTCTGCCTAACTTTTGTTCGAGTTCTAATACAGCAATAAGTGTTTTATCATCCTCCGCAGTGGCTATAAACTCTTTACCCAACTTATCAGATACCTTTTGTTGCAACCACTTATCAGGTGCGCACTCTTTATCTTCTATGGTAACCAATGCAAACAGATTGTAATCAGCAGAGATCGGAAGAGCGGTTCAGCAGGAATGCCGAGACCGCTAC